GGACTCATAGTATTCAGACCCAACACGATTACATATGGTATCCCAACTGATCATCCTATTGGTAAAAAAGTCAATCGAGCTAAGATTGGAGTGGTCTTTCATACTAATTATTCTGGTGGTCCTGATCTTGCAGATATGTCTGCAGGGCCTCGTGTGGATATTTCAAAGTTTAATTCTGTTGATGATGTAGCCGTTATCTCTAATGATACGCAAGTTCAACAAGTATCTTTTACACAAACAGAGGAACTGACATTTAATAGATACATTCAAAAAATAAACAGAATGTGTGAAATCTCTGTAGATTTTCATAATTATCTTGTGGAAAATTCTGGCACAACGGGAGATGCAAAATTTTTTGTGGGATCTTATCTTAAACCATTTTTTAATGCAGAAATTAAAGCAGCAAGAACAATTACTAATGTTGCGTCAACTTTAAAATCTTTTGCTTTGTTTTATAAAGAAAAGATGGATAAAGAAATTAATTCTGTAAAAACAGCTGCCGCTCAAACTAAAAAAAGAGAATTTCTTTATAGCGGTATTAAATACTTAGAAGATAATGAACTAGAATTCAAAGCATTTGTCGCTCTTTATAAAACCATTCAAGAAGCAA